CTCATTCTTTTGACAATAACCACTATTGTATATCTCATGACATATGCCATGGTCTACTGCAACAAGTACATCAGGTGTAAAGTCTCGATACAAAGCATTACAACCATATATCTTACCATGAGGTCTTAATTGTTCTAAATCAAAACCCTTTCTACTTTCACCATTGCCTATGCAAAATGCTTTACTCATTGTATAAACTTATCTAGTGTTGATGATATTGCTATTCTATCCTGTACAATATCATAATAATTTTTATCTATTTCAATACCCATATATTGTCTATTAAGATTTTTACTAGCAATTATTGTCGACCCAATACCCATAAAAGGGTCAAGAACAATATCATTTTCATTACTGCTATTTTCAATTAAAATTTTCATTAGTTCTACTGGCTTTTCAGTATCGTGTAAGTTTTTACCATTTCTTTTTTCCTTTATATTAGGAACACTAATAATATCAGATACGCCACAATTATTAATTTTTTTATCAGAACCCTTTCTGCAAAATAAAATATATTCAAATTGGCTCATATAATATCTCCCCATAATTTTATTTCCTTTATCCCATATTAAACTTTTAATAAAATGAAATCCTGTTTTTTTAATTGTATCAAGATATTCATATAAATTAATATGATTTGTCATAATATAGATATGACTGTCTTCTTTTAAAATTCTAAAACAATGTGGCAACCATTCTGAAATATTTACATCATTATGTTTAAATACATCACCCTTTTTGTTTATTTCTTTTTTAAGCATACCGCCTGTTGTTCCTGCATTTCCTCTTGCTGTCATTTTATAAGGTGGGTCTGTTACTATTAAATCAATAGAATTATCTTGTATTGTTGGTAATACTTTTAGACAATCATCATTTATTAATTTTGTATTACTCACTACATTTTATTCCTGTTATTTTAGATGGTGTAAATCTACCTTTAATTTCTTTTTTTGCTTCTTCTAGTGTTAAATTTTTTAATGCAAATATATAAGTTTTTTTACCATCAATAGTTACATTATATTTTTTATAGATACTTTGTTCAGTCATTTATTTTTCCTCTTTCTATTTTCAAGTTTCTTACATGCCTTTTCATATTCCTCTCTATACCACTTCATAGTCCAACCATCATTATGCTGACTATTCATTTCTAGATAACATATATCTCGCCATTCTTCTGTTGTATATTTCATGCTTCAATATATACCTCATAAATTTTTAAATACCAATCTGTAAAAAAGTGATAGTGTAAAATACCTATCATCATTATTGTTGAACCTACAATATTAACTACTATTAATGACCAATCTTTCCACATAATACCTACAATCAACCAACCTGTTATACCTGTCCATTGAAAATACATGTTATATGGATATAAATTCATTGCTGTTGTAACTGCACCGAATATTAATACGATACTTGCAAACCATTTTATATACCAATCTAATCCATTAGATACTTTTTCATGTACCATTTTTGAAACTCCGGGTCCTTTTGAAATTCTTCATGCAATTCCTCATCAACAACATTACCATTTCTAAGATATCCTGCTAACAAGTTATATTTTCTTTCTTTTTTTTCTTTTTCTTCTGGTGTCATAATATACCTACCAATGTTGTGAATATTAATATTGTCAAAAGTATAATGTTAAATATATCTAAATCCATTATAATAACTTCTCCCTTAATATTAATTTAGTTTCTGTTTGATTAAATCTAAAAAACGGTTTAAACTTTTGTACCTTTTTATAAAAATCTGGCCACACTATTTTATCTGTTATGTTTTTATTCCAGTCTTTCATAAAATTCAAATGATAATCCATGATAATTAATGTCTCCATGGTAATCTTATTTCCAATACAAAATCGTAGAAGTGTTGGATGCTGACCATTACTAACAACAATACCATCATTGGGTTGAATATTGTCCATATCAAAAGCATTAAACAATCTTCCCAGGTCTTCTTTGAAGTAATAATTTGTTGCCTCTTTTCTTTTTCTGTACTGTAAATAGGTTTCATGACTATCTCTTTCTAATAAACTACCTGACCATGCCTTATTCTTTTTAACAAAATTTGCAATCATAAAATCATCTATTTCATCTTGATTATATTTTACACTTAATTTGTGAAACATATACCTGTCATTTCTTTTTGTAAATGTTTCTAACTTAGTGTGTATCATACCACTATGTTCTGTATAATCATACTTGTCCGTAGTGAAATGTAATTTATATGCTAAATATTTTCTGTATACTGCAAATCCATCATAATTCATAAAGGTAAAGTCCCACCCTTTTCAATTAAATTTAAACCTTGTGCTTCTATTGTTATTTTTTCTTTTAAACTTTTAGATATGTATCTTCCTACTTCGGCAGGGTCTATGGTATTTTCATCACAATAATAGAGAATAGCATCCATGTAAGACATATCGCCATTTTCTCTTTTTATTTGTTCTATCTTTAGACTGAATTGTTTAGCGTTCATAATATAAAAATCTTGGGGTGTATTTCTGTGTGCCGAGCATACACCAGGCTCCGGCACTTCTTAAAGTGGTAGAGTGCCTAAACTATTTTGCCTCATTTAATTGTGGATTAACTGTATCATAAAAAGTTTGAATTGCCTTTTGTAATTCTTCTTCATAATCTTTAGGTTCTTTCACAAATGCTTTCATTGAACCATCTTCTGCGGCCATTAATATGACTATCTGTTCTATTGGTTCATTGTAAGTTTCATTGTACATCATTGAGTATGCTGTACATTGTAGAAAATAGTTTTCTACCCACTCCTCGATTCTTTCTTTATTTGCTGTTTTGAAATCAATAACTGATAACTTTCCGTTATATTCTGCTATACAATCTACTTGACCTGCAATTGTCAAGTTAGGACTGTACATAATTTCTTCTACTAATCTAATGTTATTAATTTGGTCTAGATAGGGTTTCATTAATTTAAATAACCCTAATGGTAGGACATCCCTTATGGATGGTGTTTCGTTGTTCATATATTGTTCAACTAATGTGTGTAGAGATTTACCTCTATTTGCACATCTTCGCATTTCCCAATTAGCAACATCTTCGCCAATTGATTTACGCCATTTTGTAAGTCCTTCGGACTTTCTCATACTCAATACTGAAGTAACAGATGGATAGTGAGTACCGTCTATCTCGTAAAATCTGTGACCATTAATCTTTTTACCTTTTGTTTGAGGTAATACTTTTTTATCTATGTCTGTATGTGTAAATTGCATATTTTTTCTCAGTTATATTTTATCTATCTATTATATACCAACCAACACTAAATGTCAATGCTGGTTGGTACTTATTATTTATTAAAATGACACGCCTAAACTAAATGTAGCATATGTTGTATCTACATATTTAGCGGCTCCAGTAGAATCTGAATCGTTTTTACCGACTTCAACTCCTACATCAAAATCATGCCACATAATATTATAATTTACTTTGGTTACACTTCCTTTTAAGTCTTTACCCCATGCACCATAACTGAATGATAGGTTTCTTGTTATTCTGGCCGTAACCTCTGACCATGTATAGTCTTGTTCTGTTGCTGTTTTATAATCTCCCACAGAATAATCATATGATATGGGACCATATGAAAGTCCTGTATTAAATTCTTCATAATCAGAATCAAAATTATCACTATAATAATATCCTGTTACCCCAGCATAAGAATCAAAACCTAATATTTTAAATGTTGTTCCTGCATAAACATCCATTTCAATACCTTGGTCAACATCTGCCATCCATGTTCCTACATAGAAATTTCCTGTATCTACATCAGCACCAAAACTTACTGCTGATTCAGATTGAAATACACCTCTATACCAGTAGTCTGACATATAACCTATGTTATAACTAACTGATGAAGCGTATGTTGGGAAACTACCTAGTAGTAACATTATCATTAATATTTTTTTCATTTTGTCTCCTTATTATTTTGGATAAACTGAAGGTCCTCGTACTGATGACTTTGTGAACTCTGGATAAGCATCCAAACCACATTCTCCAATATCACATCCTTCCTCTTCATCTTCTTCGGATACTCTTAATCCGTATGTTAAATGTATTGCATACCAGAATAGTGAACTGACTACAAAAGTCCATCCGAATATTACTGCTATTCCATATAACTGTGCTGATAGTGTTCCAGTAGTAAATACTACTGCAAGTAATCCCCATATACCTGCCGTACCATGTGCTGATATAGCACCGACCGGGTCATCTAACTTCAGTCTATCTAAAGTGATGATTGAGAATACTACTAATAAACCACCAACTGCACCTATTATTGTTGCAAGTCCTGGTGTTGGCGCTAAAGGTTCTGCTGTTATAGAAACTAGACCTGCAATTGCACCATTAAGTGCCATTGTTAAGTCTGATTTACCAAACATTATTTTAGATATCATCAATGCCCCCATAACACCACCGGCAGCTGCCAAGTTTGTGTTTACGAATATTTTTGATACTGCATTTGCTTCTGCGACATTTGATACAATTAATTCAGACCCACCATTAAATCCGAACCAACCTAACCATAATATAAATGTACCTAATGTGGCCAATGGTAAGTTTGCACCTGGCATAGCATTTACTTTACCATTTACATATTTACCTTTTCTTGAACCAAGTATTAAAACACCGGCAAGAGCCGCTGTTGCACCACATAAGTGAACTACACCTGAACCAGCAAAATCTAAAAATCCTGCCTCATCTAGAAATCCTCCACCCCATTTCCAATAACCTTGTATTGGATATATGAAACTTGTCATTATTACACAAAATAATAAGAACGGCCAAAGTTTCATTCGTTCTGCAACTGCACCTGATATAATCGAACATGCTGTTGCTACAAAAACAACTTGAAAAAAGTGGTCTGCCATATACGAATAGTATATATCTCCACCACTTGCAAGTACTGTTTCTGTTGTATTATCTTCACCTAGAAAGAATAATAAATCACCTGAGTACATTATATTGTATCCTATAATCATGTACATTAAACATGATATAGAGTATAGTGCTATATTTTTTGTAAGAATTTCTGTTGTGTTTTTAGCTCTAACTAAACCTGATTCTAGCATTGTAAAACCAGCGGCCATCCACATAACAAAAGCACCCATTACAAGAAAATATAGTGTGTCTAGAGCATATGATAACTCTATTACTGTATTTTCCATTATTTACCTCGTTATTATTTTAGGTGAAAAGCGGTCCACCATTGTTTATTTAAGTCAGCAACCTGACTATGCTTTTCATAATATATTTTTCAAATCTTCTAACTTCTAGTTAGTTTAAGCACTTTATCAATTTGTGCTTTTATTATTGGCGCTCTATTTGGCCAGTATATATAATCTTCATCACTTTTTGCTAGATTATATAAGAAAGGCAATATCACTTTTTCTAATTCTTTGAATTTTGCCTTTGTTTGTTCATCTGTTAATTCTTTTGTAACAGTATCTTTTTCATTAACAATTTGCATGATTTCATTCATCATGCTTTTAATAGATGATACATCAGTCTTTACTTTTGCTAATTCTAAAGTAGTTTCTTTGTTCTCACCTACTACCACCTTTTCTTCTACTGGTTTTTTATCGACCGGTGTAAAACCATAATCTTGGTCTAAATCAAAACCTCGCATATAATCAGGTATATCTGTCATTACTTCTTCCTCTGTCTGTTAAGATGTTTTTTAACAACTTCTTTGGTCTTTATATCTTTGATAGACTTACTTCCATGTCTATCTGCAAGTCCTGACCTTGGATGTGCTTCTGCAATTCTGGATAGATTTTCTTTCCAACCAGAATCTTGTTTAATACCTCCGACACCTGCAACTATATTTATACCTGTATGAACTTGTTCCACATCAGGATTGTCTTTTAAATATTGTTCTTTTTCAGATATCTTCATCATCTTATCTTCAACAACACCTGTCTGTATATTGTGAAAAGTATATGTAGGCATTATGTTTTAAAATGTTTATTAATAATATCTATTCTTTCTTCGTTAGTACATATCTTATCTAATTCAGTTTGAATAGCACCTAAAACATCAGGATGTTCACCGATACCAGCAGGATTGTCAAGATATACCTCAACATTTGCTTTTGCTTTTAGTATTTCACCTTTTGCATTTTGAACTAATCCATCTAATATAGTTTCTTTTATTGTCATTTCATTCTCCCTTATCCAACGAAATCATCGCCAGGTTTCCAGTTACATGCTGTAAGACCACCTGTCTTCAATGCATTAACAGTATTTATTATCTCACTAATATTTCGACCTGTATCTAAAGCATTTACAGATACATGTTGAATAGTGTTGTTCTCATCACATATGAATGTTGCTCTTAAACATAATCCTTCATTATTAGAAACACCCAATTCATTTGCTAAATGTAATCCTGAATCTGCAACCAATGGGTGTCTGATATCACTAATTAAAGCGTTATCTTTTTTCCATGCCTGTTTGCAAAACTCATTATCCCCACTTATACCCATTACATTTAGTCCTTCATCTAAAAGTTTATCCATTTCTTTTATTTCTGTTGGACATATAAATGTAAAGTCTTTAGGATAAAAATAATAAACTGACCACTTGTCTAACTCATCATTTCCTGTAAAGACCTCATCTAACGAATTATCTCCCATGCAAGCTTGTAACTTGTACATAGGAAATGTATCACCTACTGTTTTCATAATTTTCTCCTATAATATAAAATCCCAAAATAATGCTATAGCAGAAACAAAAAGAACTGCCTTAACAATATCTGGTAAATCATCACATATGTTTTTAAAAATATCGTACATGATTATACTCCTAAAGATTCACTAAACCAAGAAGGAACTTTTGATGGTTCTTTCCATGTAGCGAAGCTCTGTTTTTTCATAATATAATATTTGCGATAACTCGCAACTACATCACCTTCTACTTTACATTCATCTGGCATTGCCGGTGTAGGTAAAGTTCCTATAACATTAAGAGGAGAATTTTTAGGTGGATTTCTCAATATGTGTTTTAATTTAACAACTGATTTGTGGTCTACACCTTTAAACCTCTTCTTAAATTCTTCATTAAGTGCTATCATGTGTCTATATAACCAAGAATAGTTATAAGCACTTCTCATAACCCATTTTGTAGATGGATGATTGATATGGGTTTTTCTATATAATATATCATCATCTGCATTATCTAATACCCTATGTGCTGTACATAGCATTTGTGCTGATTCTAGTATCATCTTCACTACATGTTTATCACATGCCATTTCAGCAGATACTTCTGGACTTTTATCTAATGCAAATATATTCATAATCTATATTATAGGACATTTTAGTGTCATTGTCAAGCTTCTTATACATTATTTTTGTACTTATCATCACCTTCTGACCATGTATGTATCTGACTTAACTTCAATTTAATCTCATCAGGACTTAATGTTGCTCTTTCCTCATCGGATAAGGATTCCACAAACTGTTCATATTCCCTTTCTTTTTTCCAAATCTTTTTCTGTTTTGCTAATATTTCTGCAACTTGTTCATTTGCACTTTCAGGATTTCCTTCAACGGTTTCTCCTATTGTCATTCTTCTTTCTCTTAATGAGATATTTGCTGATATTAACATTAATACTGCAACCGGGTCAAATACAAATATTAATATTATAATAATGATTCGTACTGCTTCATCAAAATAATCTTCTGCCTTATCACCATATATAAATTCTGCAACATATTTGATAGGACCTAAATCTGCTTCTAATTTTAATTGTTCTGTTCTTATAC